CTTTGTGACGGTATCCGGGGGGTTACAGGCTGCCGGTATAGCCGATACGAGCAACATCACATTCTATGGCAGCGCATCGTCCGGCACTGATCTGTCAAGCCATATTAAGCTTGAAAGCAGCGGTCAGTACGGCATCAATTACTATGCCGGCCAACTTGGTCTTAGCGTTGGGGCCGGCGGCAGCTTCAACTTCAATGTCGGTGGCACCGGCATCGGCTTCATAGGCGGCAACGGGATAAACTACATCCCCATTGGTCAGACCGGCGCGGCGGCAGGCAACTTTACGTCGGTATCGGTCAATGCGACCCAGGTCGCAGGCCCCCGGATCACCGGGTGGGGCACGCCCACAGGCCCGTCACGCATCTCTAACTTCCCGGGTGCATCAGCCACTCTGGTGCAATGCTCAAACGCCATTGCGCAGATCATCGCTGACCTGAAGACCCACGGGATGCTTGGAGCTTAGCCATGTTCGATTTCCCAACCAATCCCGCATCCGGCACTGTCGTCATGGTGCCAGACGGCTCGTATCGTGTGTGGGACAGCACGAAGTGGCGTGCATCGCCTAGCTCCAACTCGATGGCGGGTGGACCGTTCCTGCCGCTGACCGGGGGCGCGCTCACCGGCGCTTTGACCATTTCCGAGCCTACAACGGCCCCTGGGCTGACGCTTAATGCAGCGAATGCGACGCCCGCTGGCCAGACCACCGGGATGCACGTCACCGCGACGAATACAGGCGCGAATGCCACCAACGGCAACCGGTTTAACTATCTGAGTAGCGCGGGCGGGAGCGGCGGGTTTGATATAGGACTGACCGACGTGGCGATCTTCGATCCGACCACATGGAACGATGCATCGCCGCCTAGTTTCGACGGCGCCTGGTTCGTGGCGGTGTCACCAAATAACGCTACGCATAGCTGGGCCTCCAACACCGTGGAGTTCGACATTTCCAATCGCGGCCCCGACATGGGCTGGAAGCGTGACCGCAGCAGCCTTCGCCCAACCGGCGGTATCCTGGTCGCGGCAGAGGTCAACACGTTTGGCGGTACAGGCGGTGGCGAAGGCAAGAACGCCACCTTTGCCTATACCGTGGCTAACTCTAACGCGACAAACAGCACCGGGTTTCCAGCCAAGTTTTACAACGGCCTGATGATCGAGCCGGACAGCATCGTTGGGCTGACCGGGCGTGGCATCTATGCGACCGGTGATATCACCAGCACTGCATCGCAGCGCCCTTATGGGCCGATGCAACTCGACGGCACATGGTTGCATGGCATTGACCACACACTAGCGACCTACATGGATGGTGCAGCGCAGACCATGCTGGCAGGGCAGGCGCTGCGGTGGATCACAGGCACGACGGCGTCGCCTACAGCAACAACGACGCTGAACGGCAGCGCGGCGCAACTGACCGCAAGTGTGCCGATCGTTGTCGGTAGTGGAACCGGCACGCAGTTTGTCGCTCTGAACGGTGCGACAGGACAGCCAAACGGCATCTATTGGCAAGCCAACGGGAGCAACCGCTGGCGCCTCAATACCGACGCCACGGATAACCTGTTCCTCTACGCCTACAACTCAAGCGGCACATTCGTCGGATCTGTCTTAGCGATCGCGTCTACGCTGTTCCAGGTGCAGGTCGATTGCTACCTGGGACGGGTCGGGTTCAACGGCGCCACGCCTGGAGCAAAACCGACTGTGACAGGTGCTAAAGGCTCCAATGCTGCACTGGCATCACTGCTCACTGCTCTTGCTTCGTATGGCCTCATCACCGACAGCAGCACGGCATAGGAACAGCGACACATGGACATGCAGCCGATCGAGCCGCACAGAGTGATGCACTTTCAACTCACCGCAGAGCAGTGTGAGATCGTGCTGCGGCATCTGAACACCGGGCAGCACGGCGTCGTGCGACCGATCTTCGATAGCCTGATACAGCAGTTGCAGCAGCAGACCATGAGAACAGCAGATGTATCTGACCAAGACAACAGGTAATCTCAATCCTCGTGGTCAGCAGCCACAGAGCAACTTACAGGTCAGCACTGTAAGGTCGTTTGAGGGTGGCCTCAATGTGACTGACACAGACCTGAACATGTCACCGAAGTTCGCTAAGACGCTAGACAACTTCGAACGTGGCACTGATGGCAGTCAGTCATTGCGTCCAGGCACTGTGTTGGTCAGCACACTAACCAGCCCAACAGACATTGTGAACCACACATACTTTGCTGGTCTGGTGTGGGCAGTGCAAACTGATGGCACGATCACAACAAGCAATGCTGCTGGCACAGTTGTGTTCAAGGGTCTGAACAACACAGGAGCCAATGCATGGCCAGCAGGTGTCACGTATGTAGACTTCACCATCTTCAACAGCAACCTCATCATCGTCAATGGCAAAGACAAGCCACTGATTGTAGCTGGACGACCAAGTGATCCCAACTACCTGATCGTGCAGTTCCTTGTTGACTTGGCATCATTGTCGAATGTCAATACGCCCATAGGCAAGTATGTGATCGCACATGGTCGCTACACGATCATTGCAGGTGTGGCGACTGATCCAAGCAGCATCTTCGTCAGCATGCAGGACACGAGTGGCACATGGTTCGGTGATCCTATCCCCAATGATGCAATCGTGCTTGACTTGGGTCCACGAGTGTCGTTGGGTGATGCGACAATCACAGGCATGGTAGCATATCGTGACAAGCTCCTCGTCACCTTCGAGCGCGGTGTACTGCCTATCAACTTGGGAGTCTATACAGGAACTCCCGCAGTCCATACACCAACTGATGATGGCTTCATCGAGGAATATGGTTGCCTTGCACATCGTTCACTTATCTCGGTTGGAGACGATACATTCTTCAACGATAACGTTGGCATCAACTCGGTTGCTAGGCTCAACCTGTTCAACACACTGAGGCCACAGCGTCTGAGCCAACTCATTGATCCGCTCATCACAAGCCTGGTCCAAGGACTGACCAACGCCCAGATACAGCAGTATGTGTTTGCAATCTATGACCTACGACACTTCCGCTACATGATCTTCATCCCTGTGTTCAGTAGTGGTGTGATCCAAGAGACCATCTGCTTCAGCTACACGAACATCCCTACACTGAAGATACAAGCATGGGCACGGCTACGTGGTTGGATATGGCAGTCAGCGTGTAGGACTGCATTGCAGAACATCGTGTTCAGTCGTGGTAACAAGCTGTATGCGTATGACTACGACAATCCAACCATTGGTGCTGATCGACTGCATGATCCAACAGTGAACGCTGGCACAGGTGAGCCGATCAGCTTTGAATGGGAGTTCCCTTGGGCTGACTTCAAGCATCGCATGGACATCAAGTACATCAAGTACATCAGCTTCGACACTGAGGGCCAAGCACCATTCACGTGTGAAGCCTACGTAGACAACCTCATAGAGCAGCGTGGCGTGCGTATGCCCATGCTGTCGATGGAGTTCGTTGGTGGCGACTTGGGAGGCTATGGCGACAGCCCATACGGTGATGCACCATACGGTGGTGGGCGTAGGACCATTGACGAGCGGACGTTCGGCTACAACACCAAGTTCAAGCTGCTGAAGCTCAGGCTCATCGGTGCGACTAAGCACAAGTTGAGGATCGTCAGCGTGTCGCTAGCGTATCTGCATGGCACGATAAGGAGATAGCTGTGGTAGACTACACACCGAACCTGCGGCTCGTGCAGCCTGACTTCGATCAGACACCGTGGGATGAAGATGTCAACAGCAACTTCGCCATCCTCGATGCAACGTATGGCAAGTTCATAGGTGTTGAGGATCTGACAGGTGCTTGGAGGAATGCTGCTGCATATTCAGTAGGACAGACAGCGGTTGATGCAATAGACAGCACATTATGGAAGTGCGGTGTGGCACACACCAGTGCAAACAGTCCAACGACGTTTGCACAGGATCGTACAGCGCATCCAAGCTATTGGATCAGTAATGGAGCATTGTCCATCTATCTACCACTCACTGGTGGCACGTTAACAGGCACGCTAGGCATTGCACAACCAGCAGGCATGCCATGTGAGATTGTAGGAGGGACGACAGGGATACATGTCAACTGGATCATACTGCCTGGGAACAGTGTGGCGCAATCAGGAAGCAGCACCGGAGCAGACTTTGAGATAATGCGCTTCAGTGATGCGAACGCATACATTGACTCACCGCTCTACATAGCACGCAGTAATGGCATTGTAAGCGTCAACACAGAACTGCTCGTAACGGGGTCTGTCACAACTGGAGCAGCACTCCACCTACCGAACTCAGCTTACATTACAAGTACTGCTACCGCCACGTACTTCGTGCAGGATGCAGCCAACTGGCGTTGGCAATATGAACGTGCCAGCGGAACAATGCATTGGATACAAGGGGCACTCAACATCCCGCTGTTCTCTATAGACGGTAGTGGCAACGTCATTGCCAAGGGCACGATCACAGCCAGTGGTTCGCCTGTAGTGACTGAGGACAGGATCGCAGAGCTAGAAGCACGCATCGCCGCACTTGAGGCCAAGGTGTGAGGATCGCTGCTGTGCAGCCAGATGAGATAGCCTACCTAGTGCGGCTAGGCCAAGAGCTTGTAGCAGCAGGCACGTTCGGCACTGATGGTCCTGAGTTTGACTGGAACTACACACTGATGAGCACCAAGAGGATACTCGATCTGCCTGACTACTACGTTCGCATGGCATGGGATGATGACAACATGCCGTGCGGCTTCGTTGCAGGACACCTGACACCGTTCTTCTTCAGTCCACGACTGATGGCTGTAGAGGATGGATGGTTCGTGCGTGCAGGCACAAAGGATAGAGCCAAGATCGCCATGCGTCTCATGAAGGGCATGATGACTTGGGCGATAGATGAGTGCAAAGCAGTGCTGCTACAGACAGGTGACATAGCGTCCATCGACACTGTAGCCGTGTGGGCACTCTATAACAGGCTAGGCTTCACTAGGTTCGGTGCAGTCTACAAGTATGCTAGGGGGCAATGATGTTCACTGCTGGTGGCCAGCCTGATCTGCATGTTGTCATGCGTGGTGGTGGAGGCAAGGGTGGAGGTGGTGGAGGCGGTGGAGGATCACTCATA